TTTATTCCCGAGTAAAGAACTCAACTATTTTGAGATGAAAGACTTAAACCAAAAGCCAGACGGCATTATACTAGCTGGGGACATAGCAGATGAAGGTGATGACTCATTATGTTGTCCTCTAGGTTATGTATACGGCGATAAAGTGTATATCGTAGATGTTATATTTACTACTGATCCGATAGAAGTAACACAACCTAGGACAGCTGCATTTATAGATGAATACAGACCAGATAAAGCTAGATTTGAAAGTAATAACGGCGGTAAAGGTTTTGCTATGAAGGTTAAAGAATTGATAAAAGCCAAAACAACAGTCAAATGGGAACCCAGTACAAGCAATAAACATACTAGAATCATAATGAAGTCTGGATATATTAAAGAAAACTTTTATTTTAGAAAAGATATAGAATTAGGTAGCGAGTACGATAAATACATGAAAGAGTTAAATAAATATAATAAATTAGGTAAAGTTGTACATGATGATGCACCAGATGCTACAACCATGTTAGCAGAAATGATGGATAAACCTAATCTAAAACCTAGAAAGAGAAAACCGACAGGATTCTAAGGAGGTGTTTAAGTGGGATTACTGAAATCAGGAGATCGTTGGCCATTCTCTACAAAAGATGAAGAGAGAATTAAACGATATAAAGAGAATAAGCTATTATTTGAAGGAAATCATGTAGATGTATTTAAAAATGTTCAGCAAAAAATTGAGTCTATAGAAGATATAGATAGTGCTGATAAAGTAGCGATGACTTATTTAGTATGTAATTACTGTGGTTTACTATCTAAATTAAGTGCTGATATGTTGTTTGGAGAGAAGCCACAGATTAAGGCTGAAAATAAATCTACTGATGATAGATTGCAAGAAATTATCAAGAATAATAACTTTTATACTAACTCATATGAGTCTGCTTTGGGTAATAGCTATCGTGGAGATAGTTTTTTAAAAGTGAAATATACTAAGCGATCAAAATATGCAAGTGAAAGAGAAGTAATAATTGAGCCACAGAACCCAGAATTTTTCTTTGTTGAAAAGGAAGAGAATAACGTTAGAAAAATTAACCGCATGATAATTGGTTTTACTAAGAGAGTGGCTAATGAGAAATATTTGCAGTTAGAAATACATGAGCCTGGCACCATTTATAATCAAGCATATAGAATGACAGGGAATGTAGTTAGCAGTCAGGTTGATATTAAGTCATTAGATGAAGGATTAGAAGAAGTAGTTAAAACTGGCGTTGATGATTTTTTATTAGTTCATATTCCTAACTGGAGAACTGACACAGAGTTTTGGGGATATAGTGATTATTTAGATATCAAATCACTCCAGGATGAGTGTAATGATCGTATTAGCCAGATATCTAAAGTGTTAGATAAACATGCAGATCCAAATATGATAGGTCCTCCTGACTACTTAAATGAAGATGAGAATGTAAATATAGGTGATTCTTATTTTCCGTATGATGATGAAAGTGTTAAACCTGAATACATGAGCTGGGATGGTAAGTTGGAAGCTGCATTTAAAGAAATAGATTACATGCTAAAGATGATGTTTCTTGTTACTGAGACATCTCCAGATGCTTTTGGATTAGATGATGGGAACGTGGCTGATAGTGGTAGAGCCTTGAAGTTTAGATTAATGAGGTTACTTTCTAAAATTGCAAGAAAGAAAATGTATTATGACAAAGGTCTTAAGAAAGCATTAACGATAGCTCAAAAGTTGGATAATGAGCATAATGGGCAAAATTATGAAGTAGAAGAACCAAGTATTACTTGGCGTGATGGACTGCCTGATGATCCAAAAGAGAAAGCTGAAACTACTGAATCATTAGATAGAGCTTCAGCTATGAGTACAGAGGAAAAAGTGAGATATAATCATCCAGAATGGTCAGAGCAGAGAATACAGGATGAGATTAGCAGGATAGAAGCAGAAAAGGCCGAAGAACGTACTGCTCCGGTATTATAGGCGGTGATTAGATGAAGTTATACGATAAACTCAATAACATTAAAGGATTAGAAAAGAATCCAGCTAAAGATGAAATAATAAAAATGCTTAAGTATTACGATAAAGTTGTTAAAGACCTAGAAAAAAGCATAAATCGATTAGAACAAAGTGGGTTTAATCCTTCAGTAGCTAAAGCTTTTCAAAAAAAAGTTAGTTATAAAGTTGATAAATTAAATAAAATAGTTGAAAAATGGGCCGAAGTTATTTCGAAGGAAAGTTATACTCGGGGATTAGATATAGTCGATGCAATTATCAAAAGAGATAGCAATGGGGAAATGACTCTTAAACCTAGAGATAGAGAGTTTATTAAAGAAACTATAGATAAGATAAAGAAACAGACTTTTAAAGATGTTAAAATGGTCAACAAGGATATGAAAGATAGGTTAGATAAATTAGTCCAGAAAGGGATTAAAAAAGGTCAAGGGGTTAGAGTAGTACAGGAACCGGGCAAATTAGGTGGTACAACTACTGGAGATGAAATAGGTTCTAAAATATACCGGGAGTTACGAGAAAACGGATTAAAGCTAGTTGATTCTGCTGGTCGCAAATGGGATCCAGTTAAATATACTAGGATGTATGCCAGGACTAGAACTCGTGAATATCAGACTAAAGGAACCATTGATCGTATGCAACAAAATGAATTAGATTTAGTTAAGATATCAAAGCATACTGATGTAGATGGTATGGATATATGCAATGAACACGAAGATATGGTTTATTCTATTTCTGGCAATAGTGATAAATATCCAACATTAAAAGTAAAACCGCCCTACCACCCAAATTGTGCTCATGTAGTCACACCATGGCTTGAAAAGTATGCTAAGAAGCGCGAAGAAGATATTGAGAAGTATTATAGTGAGAATAGGACAGATTTAGAGACACCTTAAAGGGTGTTATTTTTATATATATTTATTAATGTCCAAGACACTGGACGACACTAAACTCTGTTGGGAGCTGACGAGCTTATAATACGGGTAAGACAATATTGGTCAAGACGAAGCTGACGAGCTTAAACGGGAGTCAAACGAGACTTAAAATCGGGAAGGAGCTGCTGATTATGGATGAAATATTAGAAGTCTTAGAAAACAATGATGTCGAGGTTACTGACGAACTAAGGAATCAAATTGAGGATGTAATGCCTAGTAATGATGATTTGCTTACTCAGCAAGAATTTGATGATGCACTAGATAGCAGGTTAGGTAGAGAAAGAAGTTTACATGAAAACGAGATTAAGCAGAAAAATAAGCAGATTAAAGAGCTTAAAGAACAGATGGAGGACTTAGTTGATCCAGAGAAGATAGAAGAGTATGAAACTAAGATTGAGGAATTAGAAAAGAAGGATCAAGAAGCCAGTAATGATTTCAAGAAAGATTATGAATTGAAACTAGCTGCTGCTAAAGCTGGCGTTGAAGATGAAGAGTACTTTGATTTCTTAGTTGAGAAAAGAGGTCTTAAAGACAGACTTAAAGTCGATGATGAAGGCAATATTTTTGCTACTGATAAAGAAGGTAATGTAATTACTAGTGAAGATGGCAAGAAATTTGGAGCTGGTAAGCTAATTGATGAACTTGCAGAAGATAAACCAGACTTAATCGGTAGCAAAGAAGGTGGTCAAGACATCGGTGGAGACAGCAACCCTGGAGGAAGTGATGATACTTATAAGTCTGCTGCTGAATTAGCTAAAGATAGAAGTAATTCAGATAAGCAGAAGAGTAACCAAAACGTAAAAAATCCGTGGAATAATTAAGGAGGAGTGATAAAAAATGGATTTATCTATTAAAAGAACCACAATTTCTGGTGAAGTAAACATTTTAGATTCTGAACAGAAACGATATATCTCTGTTGGAGCAACTATTGATGCAACTAAAGTTAAGGAAAATAGTGAAGGGCGTAAGATTTTAGAGGTAGGAACTAGATTAGGACAGATTACATCCAGTGAAAAGTATGCACCGGTTAAATCTACTGAGTTAAGTGCTGACGCTGGATCTACTGACACTACTATTTCTGTTGTAGATGCTACTTATTTTCAAAGTGGTGATGGGATTGATGTAGGTGATACTACTGCAACTATTGACACTGTAGATGAAGTAGCTAATACTATTACGCTTACTGCTCAATTAGGAGCAGCTGCAAGTACTGGTGATTCAGTAACTGTAACTGATGGGAGTGAAACTACTGTATTTGTTTTATATCCACATGATGTAGATTGTACTGACGGAGACATTGCTGTTGGTGGAATTGATGAAGCTAGACTTATTGAGGATAGAGTACCTGGCACAGTAAGTGATAAAGAAAAGACAGACTTAGCTCAAGTTACATTTGTATAAGACTAATTTAACATAAGGAGAGTGAAACAAGATGAATAAAACGCTGAAGGACTTATTTGATTCAAGGTATACTACTACTTATGCTAGAAACTTAGAAGCTAATCCTAATTATATTGGTAGTTTATTCTTTCCAGAGAATACTACTAATGAACTAAAGTATAAGTTAGTGAAGGGAGCTGCTGGAGCACCTGTATTAGCTAATGTTCATGCTTACGGTGTAGAAGCAGATCAGGCTAGTAGGGAAGGAGCTTACGTTGATGAAGGCTCTATTCCTGTCATTAAGCGTAAGATTCCATTAGATGGAGATACATTGGTTCAACTTAATAGACAAGGCTTAGGAGATCTGGAAGCAGTTAAAGACACTATTTTTGGTGATTTAGATAGTATGGTTGCTGCTGTTAAAGCTAGAGTAGAGAAAATGAAAATGGAGGCCTTATCTAATGGCGAAATTACTATTACCGGTGAAAAGGTTCAAGCTGAAGTTGATTATAGAGTGCCAGCAGATCATCAAGAAACATTGACTAGCACTGATCTCTGGAGTGACACATCTAATTCAAACCCAATCGAAAATATTCAAACTTGGGCTAATACTGTTACTAGTAATACAGGTGTTGAATTAACCAGAGCTTTAACTTCTAATACTGTTGCTTCTAATATGCTTCAAAATTCTACTGTTAGACAGATGATCTTCGGTGATAATGGTGGTAGTAGGGTTATTACGCTTAATGATGTAAATCAGTTATTAGAAAGAATGGGATTGCCTACTATTGCTACTTATAATGTCCAAGGTAGAACTCAAGCTAAGGATGGAACTTATACATCTGTTAGAATGTTCCCGGAGAATAAATTCGTTATGTTACCAGATGGAGCATTAGGGGAGCAGTTATTTGGTCCTACTGAAGAAACATTGCTTGATGATAATCTTGAAGCTACAGATGCACCTGGCATCTATGCTGTTACATACAAGAGCAGTAAAGATCCAGTTGAGATTGTAACTAAGGCTGCTGCTACTTCTATTCCTACGTTCGAGAGAGCAGATGAAGTATTTCAGGCTACAGTAATCTAAGACTAAAGGGAGAGGTTAACACCTCTCCTATTCTAATTTAGGAGGTTCATATTATGGCCAAAATGAAAGAAGTATTTTTAGAACAGGCTATTCGTCGAGGTGGCAAAAGAATAGAGCCTAAAAAGGTTATTAAGCTATCTACAAATGAAGCAAATAGATTAATCGATTTAGATGTGGCTAAGGATCCAGAAGAGATGGAAGATGAAAGCGGGTCGGAATTAGTTGCAGTTGAAAGGTACGAAGCTATGAAAGAAAAGGTAGAAGAGCTGCAAAAAGAGTTAGACGCTGCATCAAAAGAAGATAACGGCTTGCCAGCCATTGATAAATTAAAAGTTGCAGCATTAAGAAAAGTGGCTAGTGAGTTAGATATTAATGACTATAGCGATATGAAAAAAGATGAACTTGTCGAAGCTATTGCGAAAGAATTGTAGGT